GAAGGTCTGTGTTGAGCGTGGTAAGAATATAGACATACAGTTTGCAGGGGTTAACTCAAGGATAAAACGCCTTGAAGTTATTATCATGTCTACAACAAGTGTTGTTATTTTGTTATTGATTGGTCTTGTTGTAAAAGGTTTATAGATGCCTGAGATCATACTACCACAAAGTTGGTTAATGTGGGCAGGATTTATTGTTACTGTTACTATTGGACTAGCTATTAAAGACTTAGCAACAGATTTAGTCGCAGCGTTTAAATGGAAAGCTACTCCAGGTTTTGAACCTATGGACACATGTATACTTGATGGTGAGAAAGTAGTCATTATACATATTGGATTACGAGAAACAATCTTTGAACACAATGGTAAATTTGGGAGGACTTGGCAGTACATTCCTTCATCTTTAATACAAAGACATGAACTACGTAGAGTAGTCGGAGATGATAGAATGTTAGATCATAAAATTAATGGAGAAGACTAATGGGGAAATCCGTTAAGCATTATTTTAAAAATGGCAAAGAGCATAAAGGGTCTACTCATAAAATGCCTAATGGTCAAATGCACTCTAATAAAACACATACTAAAACAAGCAAGCCTGTTATGCACTTTAATAAGTTGTCAAAGACTTCAAAAAAAGTAGCAAGGTCATAATGGCAACTCCTAGAAAAGGCAAAGCTAAAGTTAAAGTAACATCTAGCGGTAAGCGTGTTAGTTTTGGGCAAGCGGGTCCAGCTAAAGGTGGTGGACCAAGGGTACGTCCGGGTACTAGTAAGGGTAATAGTTATTGTGCCAGAAGTTTAGGTATAAAAAAGAGACTATCTAAAAAGAAACAAAGTAATCCAAACACTCCTAACAATTTATCACGTAAGCGTTGGAAATGTTCTGGAGCAAAGTCAAGGAAGTGACAATGTATCGGTTTATTTCGTTAGCAACTATTCTTATTGTTTTAGCTATGTTTACTGCATGTTCTACTGTAGAACCTTTGGCAATTAAAAAAGAAACAGTCGTTTGTAAAAAAGATATGAATTGGCATGAATGGGAAATTAAATTTGCCCCAGCTATAAACATGATACCTGATTTAAGTGTTGAAAATCGTTTTAGAGTTTTAAATGGTTTTAATTCTACAAAACCTCTTACTGATTTTAACCCTGATAGAGTTTTTTTAATTACTGCTCCTAACACATTATTTCCTACAAACACACAAATATTAGTATTTTTTATTAATGATGAGTGTGTCACATCAATTACTCCTGTGCCTACCGAAGTTATTCATGAGTGGTTGCTTGGGTCTGAATCAAAAACTGATTTAAAGGTTTAATATGGATAAAGCTAAACTTAAAGAAGAAATAATTAGAGATGAAGGTCTCCGTGTTGAACTTTATATAGACAGTGTAGGTAAAGCTACAATAGGAGTAGGTCGTAATATAGAAGACAATGGTATTTCTAAAGAAGAAGCATTTATGATGCTTGAGAATGATTTAGCTGTAACTGAGTCCGAATTAAACTATAGACTTCCTTGGTGGAGAGACTTACCTGATGATGCACAAAGAGCTTTAGCTAACATGTGTTTTAATTTAGGATGGCCTAGACTTAGTTGTTTTACAAAAATGATTAACCATTTAAAAGAGAGAGAGTTTTTTGAAGCTAGTGAAGAAGCTTTAGAATCAAAATGGGCTAAACAAGTAGGATTAAGAGCTTCTAGAATATCAGAGTTAATAAGGAATGCTTAATGTTTTACCTTGCTTTTTATTAAAGTTGATGGTATAATATAATGTATATACAAAAAGAAGGGTTACTCAAATAATGGCGTATCGTCAAGTTATAAATAAAGTACTTACACGCCTTCGAGAAGATACTATCTCTGTTGATTGGACAGGGAGTGTTAATGACTCTACTGTTTTAGATAGTTATCAAATTTTAATAGGCGAGTTAGTTAACGAAGCTAAAGAAGTTGTTGAAGACGCATGGAATTGGGGTTCTTTAAGAACACTAGAAACAGTGACTACTGAGGCTTCTACAGCTACCTACACTATGTCTAATCTTGATTCAAGAGCACGTATTATTCAAGTTATAGATACTACTAATGATCTTGTTCTTACTCAAATTTCAGATGATGTTTTTTATAGGTATACTTATTTAGGCACTCCACAAGTAGGACAACCTACGTACTATAGACTTAGCAATAATAAAATTTCTTTTTATCCTACACCAGCAGCCGCTTACGCTGTTATAGTACACGCTGCACAACCTCAAAGTGATTTAACTGCCGCTGATGATGCTCTCACTGTAGCTGAACGTCTTGTAGTCCTTGGAGCTTACTCTCTTGCTTTAAATGAGCGAGGAGAGGATGGAGGCACTATAAGTGATACTGCAGCCCAAAGATTTAATAATGCTTTAGTTGATGCTATTTCACAAGATGAATTAAGAACAGTGGATGAAACGACTTGGTATGCCAGCTAAACCATTAAAAACAGTAAACCTTAAAGGTCTTGGTTCAAGAGGTCTTAACACCCAATCTGATTCCACTTCTTTGGGACCAGAGTGGCTTGTTGAGGCTAATAATATTGTCTTTGATATACAAGGAAGAATTACTTCTCGTAAAGGTAGACAACAAACTTCTACAGTTATAGCCGCACCTGTTAAATCTATTGGTGAATATATTAAACCTAATAGGGCTGTAGAATTATATGCTTCTTCAGGAGCTTATATTTATAAACTCGATAGAACTTTATCTCCTACAAGCTTAACTGCTATTAGCTGGGGAGGTTCACCTCAGACCATTTCAGATAGTAACTGGCAATGGGTTAATTTTAACAATGAGTTCTGGGGGGTCCAAAGTGGTCATAAAGTAATTAATTATGATGGTACAACTTGGAAGGACATGGAGGACTTAACTGCTTACGCTGGTTCCGCTGGTGTAACTTTATTTGATCCCTCATGCGCTCTAGGCGAGTTTGGGCGTATGTGGTACGGAGGTGTTACTGAAGATAAAGGCACTCTGTACTACTCAGATAACTTAATTGGTGAAAAACTTAATGGTGGAGCCGCTGGAGTAGTTGATTTAAGAACTGTTTGGGGGAACGATGAGATTGTCGGACTCGCATCCCTTATGGATAAAATAGTTATTTTTGGTAGCAACTCTATTGTTATATATAAAGGAGCTTCTGTTCCTAGCACTATGACACTTGATGAAGTTATCAATGGTGTTGGTTTAATTAGTAGAGACAATGTTGTAAATATTAGCTCAGACTTAGTGTTTATGAGTTATAATGGTTTACAGTCTTTGTCTCGTTTAGTAGCTACAGATGGTAAAGCTCCTCTTCAAGATATATCTTTACCAGTTAGAAATGATTTAACTACTTTAATTAATGGTACTTCTAATCTAGATAATATTAAAAGTACATTCTTTCCAGCGGATGCTATTTTAGTTACGTTTGTTCCAGATGATTTAATTGCGTATTGCTTTGATTTTTCTTCTACTAGCAAAGGTGGTTTACCAAGAGTAACTACATGGTCTTTTCTATCCCCTCCTTTATGTGGTTTAGGCACTCTTGCAGGTGATTTTCACTTAGGCCTCTCTAACTCTGTAGGGATATACCAAGGATACTACGATAGGAATATTACCGAAAGTACATCTTCTTATGGAACTGAAAGTCTTTGTGAAGCAGCCGGGGACGTTTATACTTATTCTAAGTGTTGGGACTTTGCAAACGTCCAATATGATTACACTTGGAAATCACCTTGGACAGACTTAGGTGATCCTACGTATTCTAAAATTATTAAATCAGGTTTGTTCACTTTTACTGGTGGAAAAGGTGCTAACTCTACGATAAGTATAAATAAAGATTATGAAACTGGTTCTGTCTTTTCTAAAACTTTTAGTTTGAACGCTGGTGGAATTGTATATGTTTGGGGAAACAGTGCTACTTTATTCGGTAAAGCTATTTATGCCTCTACAGATGGTCCTAAAGAATATAAAATTTCATTAGCTAGAACAGGAAAAGTTATTCAGTTAAAAATGGTTACAGAAGTAACTGGTAGTTCCTCTAGTTTAGTAAATACAACACTTTTAACTAAACAGGGTAAAATAAGGTAAGGATAAGAGTATGGCATGGTACAATAATTGGGATGATGCTGATGAGATGTTTGGTGGAGGTTTCGCCGGGGGTCTTGGTAGCGCAATTGTAGGTGGAGGACTTAGTTACTTAGGTGCTCAAGAAAGTGGTGACGCTGCTAGAGCCGCTGCTCAAACGCAAGCAGACGCTATAAGAAGTTCTGCTGCCTCAGCGGAAGCTGCTGCTAATCCTTGGAATGTAGGCTCCTTAGGTGGAACTACTACATTTGATCCAGAAAGTAAGTCTGCTTTATTAAATTTATCACCAGAGCTTACAAATATTTATTCTGGTTTACTAAGTCGTAGTGGAATGTTTGGACAACAAGCTAATGCTTATTCAGCTGACCCTATGATGGCTGCTAATCAGTTTTATAACCAACAACAAGAATACTTTCAACCAAGAGAAGATAGAGCACGTACAGACCTAGAAACACGTTTGTTGGCTCAAGGACGCTTAGGAAGTACAGGCGGTCAACGTCAATATGGTGAGCTAGAAGAAAGTATTTTAGCTCAACAAAATCAACGACAAACGGCAGCTTATTCACAATCTCAAATGATGATTGATCAACTTTTAGGTCGTGAATCAGGAGATATTGGTCAAGCAGTTGGACTTCTTGATGTTCCTCAGCAGCAAGGTAATCTTGCTATGGGTGTAGGAGGTCAATTAGGTAGTGCTGCTGCAACAGGTTTAGCGGCTCGTAGTGCAGCTGCTCAAACTTTAGGACAAGCAAATGCTCAATCAACCTTAGGCTCTGTAGGTAGTCAATTAGGAGGCTTATTTGCTGCTCCTAAGCCATATGAAAGAGCTTAATTAAAGATGGCTCTTGATCCAACCTATTCTCAAGAGTATTTAGATGCGCTACCTTTGTGGCTTAAGGAAGCTATGAACCTTAGTGCTCCAAGTGTTAACCAACAACTGGCTACTCCTAATCTTCCTGTAGCTCCTCCTTCTTACATAAAACCTCCTAGTGGTTTGTTTGATCAAGTTGGGGACAGTAGTTTAGGAGAAGAAGATGGTTTTGGTAATAGCGTAAGTGTAGATAATAATGATTCTTTTGGAATAGCTGATTCAATAAATGACTTTACAGATGATCCTTTAGGCGCATTGGGTTTTACATCTACACCCGATAATGCTCATCCAGATGATGTTACAGTTGCACAAATTGATAATGCTGCTATAGTAGGTAAAGCATTAACCTCTGTTTTTGATGTTCCTACGCCTTTAAGTTTAGCTGTAAATGGTTTATTTGGTCTGTTTAGTATTAATGCTCATAATCAAGCAAATCCTCAAAATTATCAACAAAGTTTTTGGGATGTTTTGTTTGGTCCTAAAGCTTCTGTATTTCATGCAAAGCAAAGAGCAGCTAGGTTAGGATTTACTGAAGAGTCAAATCCATCTATTTCCAGAAGCGGTATATTTGCTCCTTGGTCTCACCCTTTTGAAGCCGATTATAGAACAGCTAGGGATCCTGATTCAGCTGTACCGGGACTTGTTGGTCACCCATATGGAATAGACCAAACAAATGCTAATAATCCTGATAGTCCTAATTTTAGTGTAGACGCATTTGATGTAATGGATATTAATGATCCTATTGATGCATTTTATAGTGACGAAATGGATGATGAAAGTGGATTTAGTGGTGATGGCGGTAGCGGTGGCGGTGGAGCTCCCGGCGGTGGTGGTTGCTTTGTTGCTGGTTCTCTTATCGCAATGGCCGATGGGTCTACCAAACCTATTGAGTTTATTGAAGTTGGAGATAAAGTTGCCAGTTTTGAAGACCTTGATGGACCTCTTATAGAAGGCACTGTTTCTGAAGTTGCAGTTGATTATGTTAATGTTGTTAATATTAATGATACTCTTGGAGTGTCGCATACAGAAATAATGGTTACTGGAGACGGCAACTGGAGTTCTGTAAGTGATCTTGTAGTTGGAGATACACTACTTGCTGACACTGGCAACATAGTTACAATTGACTCAATAAACCATTTACCACAAAAGACAATGGTCTTTAACTTTGATGTTGAAAACACTGGAACGTACACAGTTGATGGTTATCGAACTGTAAGAGGCAGAATAGTGCTAGGGCATAAACTCATGGAAGGTAGTCCTTACCCCACCATGCAAATAGCTCTAAGTAATTTTATTAAAGAAGGAGTTAGAGTAGATGGCTAATCCATATCAAGGACTTTTTTCAGGTCAGGGTGTTAACTCTTTAGGTGGAGTTCAGCAAGCTATGATGCGTGAGAAAAACCAACGTATTGCAGCTGCTATGGCACAAAATTCTGCTGCTGGTGGAAACTACTATTCTAATCTTATTGCTAAATCTAATGCTCAACTTGGTGAAGCAGCTAAGGGAATGGTGCAAGGTTTAGCAGGTGGTTCTTTAGGGAACATAGGTGGTACAAAAGTACAGATGGATGAGAACAGTGGTGAGGTGCTTAAACCTGCTCAAGAAGGTTTCTTACGTCAAGCTCTTCCTCAAGACCCTCGATTATCTCAAGCTATGAAAAGAGATACAGATCGTAGAGAAATTCTTGGTGAACTTGGAAAGTTTACTGCAGAAAGTTCTGATGGTGGTTCAATGATGACTGAAGGTGAGATGAGAAAAGGATATGCAATGCTCCTTGAAAGAGGATACGTTGATGAAGCTGCTAAGTTTTTAGCTCAAGCTCAAGCTGAGTCTACTTTGGCAATTGATCGTACCAAAGCATCTAACAAAAGACACGCCAATAGTCTAGCTGCTACAAACAGCCTTAAGAACGTGCAGAGAATAGGTGATGGATACAAAGACTCCAAAGGTACTCGTTTTGATCAGTTCTTAAAGATTAACAAAGATGGTACACAATCAGTTGTCTACATCCCTTGGGGTGCAAATCAGAAGTTACGTCCTATAGGGGAGTTAGAACCTGTTGGCTCCACAGGTCAGACACCTACTGAGCGTACAGGCGAAAAAAGTGATGTCCTTGAAAAAGAGACCGTAGAATACCTAGCTAAAGACACAGGTAAGGCTTGGAATGCCTTCCGTACCGATAAGGTTGAAACAGGTATCCTCTCTAGTCGTATTAAAAGTAAAATGCAACAAGCTCTTGACCTTGCATCTAAAATCAACTCAGGTGGTCTTACAGCCTCCATTAAAGAGAACGTAACTGACTTCTTTGGTTCCACTCCGGGAGACGTTGGTTTGTTTAATAAGATTGTAGGTGATGTACTGATCAAGGAACTTAAGAAGCTTGGTACTCGTCCTACGGATGCTGATTTGAAATACCTAGAGGACAAGTTAGCTACCCTTGGGCAGTCTAAGGAAGTCAATATGGCTATCTTAGAGGACATTATCAAAGAGATTGACAAGGACGTTCTGCTTGGTGATGCTCTTGTGGATAATCCTAAGTGGAAGCTAGATGATCTGAACAAGAATAAGGACAGTATCTGGAATACAGACTCTAAGGGGCAGGTAACTGATTGGGACAAGCTGTAATGGGTGACATTAGACTCCCTAGTGGGAAAATAATTAGTAATGTCCCTGATGGGACTACTAAAGAACAAGTCAAACAAAAGGCTTTAGCTTCAGGTAAGTTTACTGAGTCAGATTTTCCTCC